CGTACTTCCACCATGTATTATCACCGGGAGTAGATGAGTCAGGAGCATTACTTCCTGAGCCACTCTCTTGAATACAATAGAATACATATCCATTATCCTCTACTCTATTATATAAATCATAATCAGAGCCAGTAGAATAATCTGAATATCCATCAAGCTCAACAGAAGAGGGAGCAGTTTGTCCATCAAATCTCTCGTAGCCTTTAATAGACTGATACCCTGAGTACTTCCCTTCTCTTTCTTGGTAATTCTTACACTGAATAAGCTCACCAGCAGGAATCTCAAGGTTAGAAATCTGAGTATTCAAGCCACCAGTAAAAGGTATAGCCTTTGATACTGGAGGTTTAATCTTGATTTTAGAGCTAGTCAGCATTAGCAAATTCCTTTAGGTTTAACCCGCTTAGCTGGAACCTCTGTCCTCATTATACTTCCTATCATAGAATCAGCTTTCTGGGTATATACCTGATATTCATTAACATTCCCCATAAATGCAGCAAAATCAGCAGCAGCCCTATAGACTATAGCCCTATGGAATTGTACTGGCAGAACAGGAGTATCAGTGTTAGCAGATAGAATCTGAGGAGTTCTCCAGTAATGAGCAGTGATAGAGTAGATACCATCTGGAGGATTGATATATAAGTGCCTGTCTATAGGGTCAGCTGCATAAACATAGGGAGTTGAATTAGATTGAGCAGCTATATCATAATGCTTATATGCGTCATATTCATACATATATAGAGGCATATTAGCATCTCCAGAAGCGTAGTAAACCATGCCGGGAACCCACAGAGCTATGTCTTGTGGATTACCCGGCCCAAAGATATTAGTCAAAGTGTATTCATACTGACTAGTTACAGTATTGAATGTAACACTCTTCCGCATGAATCTCCATTCTCTGCGAAGATTCTGAATATCAATCCATGCATTAATAACAGCTTTAGCTAGTGTAGCTTGATACCCAGTAGCACCATAAGCAGTGGACATACTCCCCTGCATACCACACATAGTATTTACTTCTTGGCAGATTTGGAGGAAGTTCATTATTTATCCTTATCTTTATCTTTATCTTTATCTTTCTTAATCTTCACGATAGCAAAGCCATCTTCATACTCCTCAACAGCAAACTTATCTTTAGGGATTCGTTTCAATCTGATAGAGTTAGCAGCAGCAACTCTACTAGCAAATGGAGTACCGTCATTCTTTAAGATTATGTCAGGTCTCTCTCGGTCATCACTATACTTCAGCTTACGCTTCTCTTCCTTTGATAATTCCTTAGCTGGTTTCTCAGTTGGTAATTCTGTATCAGATACCAACACCCAAGGATTGCCCACTATTTTCAACATATCAGGACGAATCCTAAACAAAACTCCAGTCTCCTTGTTACGAGCTAATATTGTACCCGGTACTTGTGAATCTACAGTTGTAGCCATGTTTCCTCCATGTAGTCTGGGGGAGCAGCCGAAGCCACTCCCCCAGAGTTAGGTTATGCAGGGTGGCAGATAAGAGTTGACAAGGCTTCGGGCCTTACAACTTTAATACCATACACCCAGAGAGTACGCCAGTACTCACCGAAGGTCTGCTGAATACGCAGAGTCTCTACCTTTGAGAGCTGCATAGCGAAGGAGGTTGCTACTTTAGTACCGCAAAGTACATAGTAGGAAGTCTCCGCACCAGAAGCAGCGGTATAGACGCTGTTATTAACATAAACCCTCGTACCGTCAATCTGACCAATAAGGCCAGTGCGTACCGTTCCAGTTGAGTCACCGCTAAAGTCAGCAGCTTTCAAGTCAGACAGCTTAAGACGAGAAGCATACCAAGCGGGGATTATTACGAAACGACCATCCTGTGGGACGTTCTGCTCGTCAAGTGCCTGATTGAGTTCAACAATCTTGTCGAGAGAATTGGTGCGGTCAATCTCGATATTGGTTGTAGCATCGGTCACTGCACCAAGAGCAATCGAGCCAGAAATAGCACCAGCAGTATTGCCAGTGTTGTCAGAGTCAACGCCAGTAGCCATAGCCGTCAGAACATCGACATCCACCTGTATGCTCAACCTTTCGGAAGCATCAGATGCATACATATTCATCAAGTCTACATCCATCTGAACCTTGTCAACATCTTCGATAGCAAACGCTACATACTTACCGTATGCAATCGTCATCTCTGTAGCATCCTTTGCAGGAACAGAGTAGGTCAGGTCAGTACCTTTATCGTAGTCATTGACCGTCATGGCAGGAGCCTGACGAATTTTAATTGTGTCACCCATATTACGGAACTGACCCTCGTAATCGGTGTTTGTTACTTCTTTCCAAACTGTAGATTTATAAAAGTCGAAAAGGACTTTCTTTGCGTACAGAGTGGGAATATACCAAGGCGTACCATCTTGGTCGCCAAGGTTGCCAGCACTATTTGCCCACGGGATAACAGCATTATCTCGGTCAAATATTTCATTATCAATGGTTAATACAGCCATTGTACTAATCTCCTATATGTTTGCAGTGGAGATTACGCCCTTCTTTGAAGAGCAAGATTCTTAAGATGTTTATCTATAAGCCTCTCTATCTCCAACTGTTCTTTTTCTCTACCCTTATACTTTCCTCGTACAACATCATCGTAGAATTTCTCAATGACTTTCTGATTGAGTACAAGTCTCTTCGGTTTCTGTGGCGGAGTACCAGCCATCCCCTCTTTAGCAGGAGTTATCCTACTCTCTAAAGGATTGCTTACCGCCTTGAACTCTTTGAAGAAATCTGCAACTCGCTGAACATCCCCAGAAGCATGTGCTTTCTTAAAGATGTATTCTCTTGGGAATCCAGAGGCCGAATCTGGGCCTTTCATATAGGCATGGAACTTAGGGTCAATATCTATCTTAGCATAATCTGGAACAATCCTAGCTAACCTAGTTAAGAAAGCATTATCGTTCTCCGCTCTAGCTCGCTCCTGCTTTTCCTGCTCTGCTTTCTTGCGGAGTTTCTTCTCCCGCTCAAGCTCTTGACGCAGTGGTTCAGACTCTTGCTTAGCTGCTGCTAAAGCAGCCTTCTTGAATGTATTGATTGCCTCTTCACCAATCATGTTTACTTCATCCTCAGTGAAAACACCTTCAAATGCATCCTTCTTATTCCGAGCAGCTAACTCAATAAATAAGTTATCAACTCGTTCTTGAAGAACCTCGTTCTGGTCTCTGAGATAAACAATTTCCTGCCTCTGCCCATGTAATGTAGCGTCAGTAGCAGCTTTGTAATTGGTAAAGCGTTCCTTCCAATTTGGTTCTGGTTCCGTTGGCTTCTCAGGTTCGGGTTGATTTGCAGCCTCAAGTTGAATGGTCACTTCTTCAGCGGATTCTTCTAGTGGTACATTTACTACCTTAACCTGTTCTACCCCAGCCTCTCCTACTAAATCTGAGACCGCTATGGGTGGTTCATCTTTAATAGCTTTGGGTTTGTGATAGAGAGCCTCTTCAGCTTTTCTTATTTCCTCTTCTAGCTCGTTAGTGTGTGCCATACAGCACCTCCTGTCTCTACGCTATGATTCCCAGCAGACAGCCCTATGCTGTGATTGCCTTTAGGAGATAGCCTTTTCTAACAGTTCTATATATTCATCAAGGACAGCTAACTGACCCTGATAGAATCTGAAGTTATTTGCATCAGGAGCAATCTTCAACTTTCCAATAACTTCCTTCTGCACTTCTTTAGTCAAATTCAGTAAAGTAACAGGATTCCTTGTTTTAACAAAGAGCTGTTCTAAGTCTCTACGCACCGACATTCTTAGTTCCTTTTGTTTTATTTTCAGCTAATTTAACTGCAACTTTATTCCTAGCATCCTGAGCATTGTTTTCAATCTCTTGCTGCTTGGATTTATTGACAGCTACATCAGCATAGTATTTACGCTGTATATCAGCAACCTTAGCTTCATAAGCCCTCTGGTCAGATTCCATCTTAGCTTTCAGCTTGTTCATCTCCATCTCCATAGAAGTCTGATGCATCTGCATCTGCCCCTGAGTTTGGATTTGAGTTGCTTGGATACCAGCTTGAACCTTAGCCTGTTTTGTCTTCTGCTCTTCTATCATCATTTGCATCTGCTGCTTAGTCTGGTCTTCAAGTTTCTTCTTGACTTCGAGACCAGATGGGATGACATTAGGATTAATTCCCAAGTCTTCTGCCATAACACGCAGAATAGCTGCTCTACCTTCGACCCCCATAACACCCATATCGGTAGGATTAGCAGTAGCCACCAGAAACTCATTCCTTCTTGTTGCCTCGGCTCCTCGCAAGCTGAGTGTGCTTGAACCTAATGTTTTAACTTTAATATCTCCTGTATAAGGAATAGCGTTCTGAATCATATTAGCATAGAACTGATATTGAATACGAGGTTTGATTAGTCCCTCATCAATGTTCCTTATACAATCTTTGATTACTTTACTGGTAGATTCTAATAGCATAGCGAGACCTTGTGCAGTCTGAGCAGCACCAGCAGTCTTTTCATTACCATATGCATATCGAGGAATACCAGTGACATCATCTGCCTTCATCTCAAACTCTGTATAAACCTTGAGAAGTTCCTCAGCATTACTGGTTGGCTGGAAGAAGTCTATTGCTTTACCTCCTGCTCCAGTAGGGTCAGATTTAGTTTGCCATATCCTCATTGGTACTACAGCATCTATTGCACCATCATCTGCTAGTCTATCAATAGTCAAAGCAATCTGAGGGCCAGATGCCATAGCCAAGTTATTAGAGAGTGCTCTAGCTACAGCGTTGCACATCCTCTGCTGACTCTCCATGACTTTCGGGAGAGAGCGTCCCCAGAATGAACCGGGACGATTAATAAAAGATGCCTTATAGTAAGGTCGTCTTAACAGTGGGTCATCATTAATTATACATTTAATGCATTTATTTCCAGCTACTATCGCTTCTACTTCAAGAGATTCTTCCTCATCTACATCCTCTGGGATTGCCATATACTCCCACTCTTGTAGTTTTGTTACAGGAATCCTTCCAAAGAAGTGCAAAGCATGAATGATGCCTCTCTCTATATCCTGAGAGGAGCCACGCATCTCAAGACTTGCTTTCTCCTGTTCTATATCAGTAGCTAACCAAGAACCAGCCACCCCATTCTCATCGAAATCTTTTAGAATTTCTTTAATATTCTCATCATTATATCCTTTCACCCCCATCAGAGACTCTAAACTAGCTCTGCTGAGCCTCATATGTTCTATAAGATTACCATCAGTTATCTTCGTAGCACTTGGGCTAGGATAAATATCATAAGGGTCAACTCTCTCATTCTTATAGAGTAATGTCTCTTTCTCAACTGGCTTACCACCTTCCCACGATAACTCCTTGCCCATAACAATTACCGGGCCTTTCATAAAAGCAGTAGGATAAACTACAAAATCATCTATAAAGATAAGTAAAGCAGTATCCCAGTTACCTTCTACTAGCTGGTCTTCAATCTTCCTCTGCATCTTCTTAAGAGAATGTTTAGCTTGAACAGTAATCTCTTCAGCTATAGCATCTTCAACATCCCTCATCTTACGATTAAGTTCAACTAGAGTCTGCTGCGCTTGGTCAGCGGTCATCCCTTGCTGAGGAGGCTGTCCTTGCTGAGGAGGTTGTGGTTGAGACTGAGATTGCTGTGCTTTCTGCAAGAACTCTTGCTGTATAGCTAGCCTAATCATCTTAGAAATATCTTCTGGTAAGTCTTCAAGAGGAGTGGGCTCAATACTCCAAGACTGTCCTTTAGGAGGAATCAGAATATCAGCAATCCATGATTTAGCTGCTCTCGCTTTAGTAGCGGTGATATTCATAAATATCTCGGAGCCACCCTCATCTGCTATCCTAGCTCTATCTTTGAGACTATACTCCCCATTGAAAGCCTCAAGACTTTCCCTTATCTCATCTTCTATACCTGATTCTTCTTTAGCCCTCTTATTTATCTCAAACTGCTCAATAACATACCCAGTTAAATTATCATACTCAACAGGAGGAATAGGCTCAGGCATAAGCTCATTAGCTTTTTCCTCATCCTGTTTAAGCAGAGTCTCTAATGGGACAATTCTTAAAGTTGGTGCTCCTAGCAAAGTGGTAGTATCAGCCATCGTAATTCCTTAGTAGTGCAAGGGTGGTAGGAGATATACTCCAATTAGTTTCACCACCCAAGCACTTCAGTTTAAGTTAGGTTATGCAGGTTCACCAATGTATTGCCACAGAAGAACAACTGTACCAGCTAAGTCACCAGTGAGGTCAGAGCCAGCGGTATCAGACCATGTAGCTGCTATATTAAAATAAACAGTATGGTCATCAGCCGTAGCAAGTACCAAAGGGGTAGCTAGCATTACGGTTGCAGTCTGGACAGAACCATCACAAGTTGCACTCCAAGTCTGGCCTGTTAGAATATTCTCACAAGCTGCATCATCAGCAGACAAAGTAGCCTGAGTGTCAGAACCTTCCAGAGTACCAAGGCCAACATCGGGTGTTGCATCAGTATCTTCTGCCAGAGTGATAGCACAATCTACAAAAGCTGCACCCCACACTACGATTTCCCCATCAGGGAAGGTGTAAATCAGGGAACCATCGGCGAGAGCAGAGTTATCAGCTACAGTAAATGCATCAGTCTGTGCTACTGTGAGCACTGTGGTATGCTGATAAGCATTACCATATTCCAGTGCAGATACACCAGTACCAGCAGTACCGATGTTTCCAGTGATAGTCGTAAGACCACCAGCTAAATCGGTGAGTACACCGCTACCAGAACCCAAATAAAGGCTGGTAGCCCTCAATTTGTTTACTTTTAAATCTTCGTACCTAGACATATTAAATTCTCCTTATTTTGCTTACCGAAATCTCGTTAAACGGCTCTACCTGATTGCTCCCTACGAGGTCAGATAGCGGTAAACTCCTAGCCTTGTATGATTAGCGTAACCGTTGTCTCTGCTTCATTTACTGCATTTTCAGTAGAAGCATCAGGAACAACAGTTAAGTAACCAACGATATATGCATCTGTATCTGGTGCAACATAGTTAACAGTAGCATTATCTACTGAGTTAGCCCCATTAGATGCTACCAAGTTTCTCTCACTAAGACTATCAGTAATAGTGAGGTCACAGTTATCAGTAGGCCCGGTTGAGCCGGGTGTGGTATACACTCCAACAAGTATCTTTCCTGCGACTCCATCGACTAACCCATCCGTGAAGACAGTACCGGAAGCATCTGCTACAAAGTTGCATGTGACAATCTTCACACGGTTGGAGTATTCTTTACTAGTAATTGTAGTTACTGCTGCCATTACTTTCTCCTATTTGCCCATAGCCCTAAGAATATCTTTCTTAAGGTCATCGAGCTGTTTTGTTTGTGAATGTTCTAATTTATCTACTCTTGCTACCATATCATTTCTTATATCTTTCATCTCAACTCTGATAGCAATTCTTTCTTTTTCAGAATGTATCAGTTCTTCAGCTATCTTGCCCTGCTCAATATTCTGAGCATAAGAAATCAATCCACTAGTGAGACCACCTCCTATAAGGAATATAGTTATCCATGTCAACCATGATTTCAAAGACAAGAGTGCAAAGCCCTGATTCTCTTGTACTGTGGTAATTGGTTTGAGTTTCAAGCAGACATACTCCTTTAAAACAGCCTTGTTCTCCGAACAGATGTCATGATGCTCATCTTTTTCAATGCAGTCTCGTATAACATCAGCCATTTCTTTTAGCCTCTTTAGCAAGTTTCTTTTCATTCTTTCTTGCTTTCCAATCAGCATACCACCATAGCAGAGCAAATACCCGGACAGCAAAGAAGTCTCTAATAGCATATTTTCTCATTACTGGGTAATGGCTTTCGATGCCTTTATATGTTCCCAAATCTGGCGAGCCTTTGATATAAGAGCAGTTACACCAGCTAAGCCAACAGCAATCTCTACGAGAATAGCATTAGCAGCAGCTTGGTCTTCCGCCCCAAAAGCGTAACCAGTTTTCTGAAGAATAAAAGCACATATAGACCAGAAAATAGTACCGTATCGTCCAATAAGGGTTGATAGCCAAGTCGGGTCAATGTTCATAGGGGTTCCTCCTTTTTGCATTTAAAATGCAGATTATCATCCAGAGCTTATGTTAACAACACCAGAGTTGTTCCACAGTGCTCCTGTTATATGTGGGTTTGCAGTTGGGATTGCTTCTAAAATAACATTCTCAACCTTAATTGTTTTAGTATCTACTTCATCTGCCTCTACCTCTACTCCATCTACATAGAGATGAAGAGTATCATCTCCCCCACTTGTTACAGTGCAGATATAATAAGTATCTTCATCACCCGGTGCTCCACTTGGTGAACTACTAGGAGTTCCTTCAGATGGGCTAGCACTTGGTGTCCCTTCACTAGGTGAAGCTGAAGCTGTACCTTCACTCGGTGAAGCTGAAGATGTCCCCTCAGATGGGCTAGCACTAGGTGAACCACTCGGTGAACCACTTGGTGTCCCCTCGCTTGGTGAAGCTGAAGCTGTACCTTCACTCGGTGAAGCTGAAGCTGTTCCTTCACTTGGTGAAGCTGAAGGAGAGCCACTAGGCGTAGCACTCGGTGTTCCTTCACTGGGTGAGCCACTTGGGGTTCCTTCACTTGGGCTACCAGAAGCTGTACCTTCACTTGGGCTACCACTTGGTGT